ATCTTGTCAATCTTACCAGACAGAGTGGCGCTCTATTGATACCTCGTGGAACATTTCACAGGTCACAATCAGGAGAGGAGGGTTCTATCGTAATCAACCAAGCAAAAAGGTATGATGGATTTGATGCCAGTGCTGAGTTCTATCCTGTATCTGCATCTGAAAACAGAGAACTATACAACGTTTTGAGGAATGAAAAACCTGTTATACATAGTGTAAAGATATGAAAATCATGAAATGGTTGAAGGAGGAGTTTACGAAAACCCCTGGCTATATGAGGGTAAACCTTTTACTTCTGACGACATTGGCGATTTCTTCGGTTACGTCTACGTCATTACAAATAAGACAACAGGTAAGAAGTACATCGGCAGAAAGTACTTTGTACAGAAACGCAAGCCTAAGGGAGGCAAGAGAAGAGTCACTAGCGAATCCGATTGGAAGAAATATTATGGATCGTCCCCCGAACTCAAGTCCGACGTATCCGCCTATGGAAAGGAGAATTTTTCCAGACAGATCCTGTCTCTCCATACAACTCTGGGGAAAACCAACTATGAGGAGACCAGACAACTGTTTAGCAATAATGTCTTAACAGAGGCTCTTGACAATGGAGAACCAGCATATTATAATAGTAACATCTTAGGCCGATACTATAGAAAAGACTATTTCAATTAGTGATTGTGTTGACTATCTGACTTCTCTAGGTGCGGATAACATACCCCATAGAGATTCAAATCTTCTTTCACATTCTATAAGCGTTGCTGGTATGATGAATGGTCACAACAGACCTCATCATGAACAGGTAGCTGCCCTTTTTCATTCAATATATGGCACTGAATTTCAAATGTACAAAATTAATGTTACACGAGAAGAAATTCAAAATCTAATAGGAATGAAGTCGGAACATATTGCTAATTTGTTCTGTACTCTAAACGATAGAGTCAACACCATATTGTATGGTAGAGGTTTAAAAGAACCAGACAAGACAACTTTAAGATGGTTGGAATATTGTAACATAAAAGATCAAGATCCCAATGCCTCTATACTAAAAGAGTTTGAAATTGTCTTACATATATAATATACTAATAATTTAATTGTTGAAGAAATGAATCTAATACCAAATGCTGAATTATTTTTCCTAGCGGGTGGTAGAGCTAAAACACTAGTTAAGAAATCTACTGCTGAATTATTTGAAGGAAGATCAGTCCTCCTAGTATCAATTAACGGAGCATTTACACCAACTGATGAAAAGATGGTGAAAGATTATGAAAAATTATACCTACATTTTAAAGACACAACAATAATAGGTGATCCTGATGATGCAACTCATATAGATGACATCTATTTTCTTTGTATGAATGATGCATACGTTATGGATGCTTGGTGGAAAAAAATGAAGATTAAAAACTGTAAGTATCTTCCAGATGGAAACGGAGCTTTAACTTATAGAATAGACAATCAAGGAGGCATTGCTGCTGGTCAAGGTGTAATTGAAATGTACAACAAAGGTATGGGTAAGAGAGCATGGAGATATGTTGTACTAATAGAAAATGGTTGTCAGATGACATTTCTAGAAGAAGAGATTCCAGATGGAGCAGACAGTAGAAACAATCTAGATATTGATCCATACATCTTGACTCAACCAGAAGAAGTATTAACTTTCTTAAGAGCGAGACAACAAAAATCTAAGATCGAAGCATCAAATAGATTATCAGAGAACTTAACTTTACCAACATGAAAATTATAAGTCTGAAATATCTGGAAGAAAATTTTGACGAAATAATTTCACGAGCACAATCTGGTGAAAGTTTTTTATTAGATACTCCAGATGGTCAGATAGCGTTGGTTCCAGATAAGAATGTTTTGAAACCAGTTATTGATTCTGGCCAGGCACAGGACATAGAACATATGTGGAACCATGATGATGGTGCTTGACATATAAGTGATTTGAATGTAGAATAGTGGCGTAAACCAATTAGAAAAATGTCCACTTTTATTTCTAAGTTCAAAAAAAATCTAGATGCTTTGGAGAAAGCAGTTGATCAAGAGTTTGCTCTTGACTATAAGTATCCAAAAATTTATAAAAAAGTTTTGAGATATTATAAGGGTGAGGGCCATGAGTTCAGTGAAGAAGATCCAGAACAGGAGTATTCACTTGTCATGAGTCTAATAGCAAAAGATTTGGAGGCAAACTAATGATTGAAGTTCTAGTACAGAATGACCCATACAGGTATGTAAAGATGCCTGATCTACTAGAGAATGGTCAACCAGACTATCGTATACAGAAGTGGAACAATCACAATGGTTATAAAGATATGTACCTTTGTGATAACTTCATGCAGTTCAAGACTGCCATAGATGACTTCGAGTACACCAAGTGGTTAGACCCAGCTGGTGTACCATGTTACGTTAAAGATGTCTGATGAACCATCTAATATAGAAAAGGCAAAAAACTTTTCTAAGACCGCTTACGATATCATAAAAGGTTTTGTAAGTAAGGGATACTTATTAGTTCCCGAAGAGGTTAAAAATGCAAGAATAGATATATGTAGAGAGTGTAATAGATTTGATGAGAGTCGCCATGTTTGTAGAGAGTGTGGTTGTTTCTTAGTAAACAAAGTTAAGTTTACTGCTTCTCGATGTCCCCTAAATTATTGGTAAAAAATGCAACAACCACACTTTGAAATTAATGATTTCATTGGTTACTTTCCTAAATCTATAGACCCAAATTTTTGTGATTTTCTATGTTCTTACATGGATAAAGCAGAACAAGTTCAAGGTAGAAGATATACACATGTAAAAGACAAACAAATTTGTCTTGATGCTTTCTCGCCAGGAGAGGCAAAAGATTTAATGAATGGTATAAATGGATGTTTATATTATTATGTAAGTGAGTTTTCATATCTAACTAACTTCAATTATGTTAGTGCAGTTGTTTTAATGCAGAAGACAGCACCGACAGAAGGTTATCATATGTTTCATGCTGAGAATCTTAATTACAATAATAATATTAGAACTATGGCATGGATGGTATATTTGAATGATGTAGAAGAAGGTGGAGAAACAGAATTTTTATATCAGAAGAAAAAATTTAAACCTCAGAAAGGAGATGTACTGATATGGCCAGGTGGATTCACTCATTTACATAGAGGTAATCCTCCTATATCTGGTGACAAATATATTGCTACTGGTTGGTATCAAGGAAACATAGGACTCACTCAGGTTCAGACAGCAGGGTTAAATGATAAACAATATATGGAGAGTATGGATGCATAATGTCTGACATTCATATATTGTTTCCGACGCCAGTGTATCAAAATATTTTTAATCCAATATTCTCTCTCGAATCTGCAATAGATTTTATTAGAACATTAGAGTTCAAGCAAGACTACAATGTATATGATAAACCGAATGGGAAGACCACTGACGCAAGTTTAGATGTGTTATCATATCCAGAATTAAAATTCATAGGAGATTGGATAGATTTGGAGGCATATAATTTTATTAAAACATTACAGATTGATTGTGAGTTTCATACCTTAGTAAGGACAAACTCATGGGTTAACTTACAAGAGAAAGGCAATTATATACACGAACACAAGCACAATAACACACAATTTTCTGGAGTGTTTTATCCGAAGGTGCCATTTGATAGTGGAGATATATGTTTTACATCTTCACAGGATACATGGATAGATAGTAATACAGAACCAAAAGTAACTGGTTTCGATGATCTGAATAGTAGGAAGAAGACATTCACACCACGACAAGGTATGTTGTTAATGTTCCCTGCTCATCTTAGGCACTATGTTACTGCATCTAAATCAGATGATGAACGTTTAAGTATATCATTTGATTATAACTTAAATTAATTACCATGAAACTAACACAAGAAATTATTGATAAGATTCAAGAAGCGATGTTGCATACCAAAAAAGATGGTAGCATTAATTGGAAAGACGAAGATGAAATAGAGGTGCAATTAGCAGGAACATTTGCTGCTGATAGATTTATTGTAATTAAGAATAAAACTAAAGATCCTGTTGTAAGTGCTGCACCTCACCCATACTTTGATTATGAAAAGAAAGTCTTTACTAAAGATGGCAGAGAAGAGTATATGAAAGAACAGAAGAAATGAAAGTATTAGTAACAGGTCACAAAGGTTTTATTGGTAGTCATGTCTTTGATTTTCTAAGTGACATCTTTGATGTTGATGGACTAGACAGACCAGATGATATAGAAAACTTTGTAGACGTTGGGTGTGCAGACTATGATCTTATAGTTCATCTAGCAGCCTATGCCGCACTCAGAGATAGTGTAGACAATCCTGATAAATTCTGGGAGAATAACGTTGAAAAATCTAAACCCATATTTGATTATTGCAGAAAGTATAATACTAGGTTGTTGTATGCAAGTTCTGCTGGTGCATATAGTTGGTGGCAGAATCCCTACGCCATAACAAAAAAGGTAAATGAGATACAAGCTCCACCCAACAGTGTGGGTATGAGGTTCTTCAATGTATGGGCAGAGGAAGGAAGTAGAGATGATATGTTATATGAGATGTTGAAACAAGGAACTGCAAAATATATTACAAGACATAAGAGAGATTGGGTTCATGTATTAGATGTTGTCAGAGCGGTTGCAACTTTGATTCCGAGTAGTTTTACAGGAACAATAGATGTAGGAACAGGACAGATGACTTCCGTGATAGATCTTGCCAATGCCATGGGTATGGGTCATCTTCCTATCAAGGAGGACACACCTAACGAACCTGATGAGTTGTGTGCTGATGTCGCACCTCTCATGGAACTTGGTTGGTTTCCAACTGTGAACATTTTAGATACGGTCATTGCGAAAACCGTCAGTGTGTGATACACTAAATAAGGTGAAGTTTATTTTAAACTTGTATGAATAAGAAAACAGCACTAGTATTGGGTGCAGGCGGCTTCATTGGAAGTCACATGGTAAAACGGTTACGATCAGAAGGGTATTGGGTTCGTGGCGTAGATATTAAGTACCCCGACTTTACCGAGAGTGCTGCTGACGAGTT